CGAAGAAGTAACCTATGCCAAGGCACACAACGAAGGCTTTAAAGGGCAGGTTACGGTACCGGCACATACCAGGCGAACCAAACATGGCCCGGTAAATGTGGACCAACACAATAAGCAAATGAACCTGCCGCAACGGCAGTTCATGGGCGAAAGCAAAGAACTAGCCGCAAGAATGGTGGAAAGAATTGAAACCTTTTTAGGAAACATATTACATTAAAGTCATGAACAAAGAAGTTATTATCCTGATCAGCAACCGGCTGAAAAGCCAGGTACCGGCGATCAAATGGATCGACATCGATACCGGCCAGCTCGACATACTCACCCAGCGCCCGCCGGTGGCATTCCCGGCCTGCCTGGTTGATCTTACTTATCCGCAGTGCGACGATACAGGGGAACACATACAGATTGTAACGGCAAACGTAATTCTGCGCCTCGCTTTCGATTTTACCGGGGCAACCAATTCGGCATCGCCGGTCAGGGAGACATCACTTGGCTTCCTAGATGTTATTGAAGCTGTGCATGAAGCGCTGCAGGGATGGAGCAATAGCGCCCTTAGCTCATTCTCACGCATTAATGCGCAACCCGAAAGAAGAAAAGACGGCCTGAAAGTATATCGTATCACTTACCAGACCGCCTTTTCCGAAACAACAGGAATCAGCTGATCCTGTTCAGGAATCTGCGAAGGTGCTTATACATCATAAGCATTTCAGATTGTATGCCGGCATTAAGGCAATCAGTGTTTTCATGCGTGAGCCAAGCCTCCCAAAACTCGTTCAAAGCGGCTTCGTACTGCCCGGCTTCAGTGTAGCTCAACAATTCATTTTCCGCCTCCATAGCCTTTTAAATGGTTAAAAAGAACACTGCCTGCTTTAGGTGTGTACTACAATTTACCGCAGGGCGATAAACCAGCCGAAGCTTTCGCTTTAGGCCACCATAGCAGGCCGTGCCTTTATTTTGTTTAAAAAAACTCAGTGATTTTGCCCCTGAGTTGATAAATTGTAGTACAGGAGCAAATGAATTAAATGATTTTTATTAAAACAAATCTTATTGAATTTTCACTGCTTCGCCTTTAGCTATAAATACATCCCGATTATTAATATCCCATAGGTAAAATTGGAGGTTAACAATCCCGTTCGCACCCATTTTAACAGCTTCGTTATATAATACTTCCAATATGTCTTGAGTAGTGCACGATACAAAATCACTACCTCGCTGTGGGGCGGTATAAATCGGGTCGGAAAAGCTTTTTGGTTTAGGCTTATCGGGTGATATGCCTTCGATGCAAAAAGCTTCAACCAACCCTACCGGTTCAAATATTTGGTTTATGGTAGTAGTGGAAATAGTGAATCCCCGGGTAGTGTATTTAGTAAAGTCAATGCCAACAGACTGAATCATGTATTTCGGCGAACATCCGATAAACGGGATAATTACAAATAGTAATAATTTTTTCATGATATTAAATTTTTGGTTAATCTTTCAAAATTAACACAAAAAACGATTCATAACAGCCGCTGAAGTGCCACTCCGCAAAACGCGGGCGGCACTTAGCTGGGTATTAATTATGATTCGGCAGCAATATTTGAGTTAGAATACCCAAGCTGTTTTTTTAAAATTCGCACCTGTTCCTGAAGTACCCCTTTTTCAATAGCTAAGTTGATTATTTGTAGATCTTTTTCTTTTAGTAGTTTCAGAATTTTTTCAAATTCCGCATTAATTTCTACAATTTTTCTATTATTTATCTCTTCAATATTTCCAGTTCCAGTTAGGAGCCAATCGGCATTAACATTTCTGAACCTAAATAATATTAATTGCAACATTTCTGAATCTGGACGATTACGAAATGTGATAATATTACTCATACGGCTGCTTGAAACACCTATTTCTTTCGCAAATTCACGTTGATTAAAATTCAAATAATTAATCAATTGCTTAATCCTTTTATTTATTTCAAATTTTTCCATAAAAATATTCAGAAATGTTTGCAAATATCAACATTTCTTTTTTTCTTTGTAAAACAATAAACAAAAGTACGGTAAAAAATGGATAAAAAACAAATTATTAAAAGAAAACAATATGGCGACTATAACACCGTGAGCCATATTCTTTCAAAAAAGCTGGGGAGATATATATCTCCGGCTAACGCACGCCAAATGGTGGAGCGCGAAAAATCACAAAATCATAAGGAGGCAGTGGATGCGCTTTGCCGGATAGTTGAAGCTCGCGAAAAAGTTTTGAATTCAGCATAAAATTACTGCGACGGCCCGGCGATAACTTCAAAGGGTTCCGTCGCAGTTATACGTCGCAGTATATATGGAGTTTTACAATAATATATTATCGGTGGAAGCACGTTGGCTCATAGACCAGGGGATTTTGTCAGCAGACAACTACGATATATTAAAACGGCGTGGCAAGATTAAAGTAGTACGCCGTGCTTGCAAAAACACAACAGCACTGGTGGACTACCGGACCATTCCGCCACGGTTCCGCGATAAGATTGAACGGAAGCTCGGGGGAAATCCTTTCGACATTGTAAAAAAAAAACATATAAGCCAGATTGAAATTGATTACCAAGCTTTTGAGTACTTTTCCAATTACCGGTACCCGGACGGCTCACCGATTCCCACCAGAAAACAGGACAACATACTGCTATACAGCAATGGCGCCTGCATTCTAAACGCGCTGAAAGTGGAACTGGAAGCACACACACGGACCCGCGCAGCTCACGGACAGCGCCCGCTGATTAGCCAGTTCTACAAAAACGCCATGAAACTGATTAAGGACCCGCAAACTACCCACAACTTCCCCAACCTGCTGCCTACCAACCCGCGCACCCTGCGCGATAAGCTGGAAGATTACATCGACCGTGGGTATGAAGCCCTGATTAAAAACTACAAGGGCAATGAAAACGCCCTGAAGATTTCTGACAAACTCAAAAAGCTCATCTGCTACATCGCCACCTTGCCCTCGCGGCCTTTCAACACAAAAATTATTGAAATATACAGTCAGTTCATGGCTGGAGAAATTGACCTGGTGAACGAAAAGACCGGCGAATTCTTTGAGCGAGAGGATTACCTGGACAACGAAGGTAAACCGGTAACCTTTTCTGAGAGCCGCGCCTGGCAGATAGTAAACGACAACAAAAACCAGATTCATATCAATAAAAAGCGGATGGGGTTCAAAGATTTCGACGAACGCCACCGCCCGCACCGCCACCGCCACTCACCCAATTTCTCATTCAGCAAAATTAGCCTCGACGACCGCGACCTGGTGTGGAAGGACGCTGCCACAAAACAACGCGTGAAAGCATATTACGCTTACGACGTGGCCAGCGGCTGCCGCATAGGCTCTGCATACAGTATGAGCAAAGACGAAACTCTGTTCATGGACTGCCTTCGAGACATGTTTGTATTTATTGACCGTCACGGATTTGGAGTGCCGCTGGAGGTGGAAGTGGAAAACCATCTGGTGCGCAAGTATGAACTGGAACTTTCCATGATGTTCCCGCTGGTGACATTCTGTGCCCCGGCAAACAGCAAGGAAAAGCGGGCCGAACATTTCAACCGGGCAGTGAAGTACCAGGTTGAAAAGAACAACCATCCGGGCGTTGGCCGCTGGTGGTTAAAATCGGTTTACAACCGCATACCTATTGACAAGGTTGACGATCAGTTCAGGTTAACGATGAAGGCTGCAGATCGCATGATTATGGACGATATTAAGGACTGCCTGGAATACAACAACGCCCCTCACCCAAAACAAAAACGTTACCCTGGCATGTCACGCATGCAAGTGCTTATCGGAAACATTAATCCGGATCTACCGAAGCTGAATAAAGCGCTTGTGTATAAGTACATTGGTTTCGAAGTAAAATCAATAAGCATTTACAACACACAATATGTTAAGGTGCAATATGAAAGGTACCAGTTGCCGCACCCGTCTGTTGTGGAAAAACTGGCCCCGGGGAACCTGAAAGTGAATGCTTACTATATGCCCGACAACGACGGCAATATTCCGGAGGTTTATCTGTACCAAAACGGAGAATTTATTTGCATAGCTGAAAAGCTGGCTACCTACAACGAAGCTAAAGCAGAACGCACTTCAGAGGACGACGCAGCGAAACTGAAACAGGATAAGTATGTGGCTATGTTCGATAAGTACGCAAAGGACGAAGATTGGGCGAAGGTGGGCATATTGCCCAGGAACGGGAAAGACATTGAAACGAAGGATGTGGAAGTTTTCAAACCGCGAAAAAGTGGTGTGAGCAACATCGACGATCTGGACTTTGACGAAACAGACTACGGAAATAATGCTTTGAACGACTTTTAAAACCTTATTAATATGCTTACAAAGGAACAAAAATTAAAGATTATCGAGGCCGTAAGGTCCCGCGAAAGCAATTATCGTTCACGTATAAGGCACGCGGCCGCGCTTGGGATATCACCAAGCCAGTTGACGAGGATATTGAAAATGCAGCCGGAACTGGAAGGGGTTTTGAGTGATGCAAACTGGATAAACATCGCACGAAAGTACGATGTGCCTCTTACGAACGAGGTGCACATGAAAACTGCCCGCACAGCTGTTTTTAACCACATTTGGAAGCAGCTGGAGTTTGCGCAGGAAAATAGTGTTTCAGGCATATTATGCGACCGGGCGGACATTGGCAAAACTCACACTGCGTTAATGTATGCACGTGAAAACAAAAATGTGGCTTTTATAGATTGTGGGCGCAATAAGTCGAAGCAGGACTTCATTAAAGCAATTTCGAAGGAGTTCGGGCTATCAACCGACGCCACTTTCAATGAATTATTTGAAACCCTGGTATTCTTTCTAAAAACAACCGACAGGCCGCTGATCATCCTCGATGAGTTCGGAGATCTTCGCTACCCGACTTACCTTGAATTCAAGGCCCTGTGGAATGCGACAGATAAGCATTGCGGGTGGTATGCAATGGGAGCCGACGGGTTGGCAACAAAAATCAACCGGCACATAACTTATAAGAAGGTTGGTTTTGCAGAGATATTCTCACGCCTTGGAAACAAGTACCAGCGCATTACACCGGTGAACGACAAGGAGTTTGCAGCTTTTCAGAAAAAACAGATTACGCAGATTGGCCTGGCCAACGGCTGTGATGATGTGCAGCGGCTTCATGCAAAAACAAACATGAGTCTACGCCGCATACCTATTCAAATTAGTCTGGAAAGAAAACTAAAAGCTGAAGAAAATGCCGGAAATGAAATTACGAAGGCCGATAACATCGACCGACCTTTACCGGAAACGGTTCAATGTTCTTGATTTTAAAGACGAGTGGCTGCAGCTTATCGGGCGACCGGAAGTGACAGGTTCCTGGATAATTTACGGCGATTCGGCACACGGAAAAACGAGGTTTATGATACAGATGGCGAAATATTTGGGACAATTCGGACGGGTGTTCATCAACAGCCTGGAAGAAGGAGAGGCCGAGAGCATCCGCCAGGTGTGGCAGCAGGAGGACATCGACACCAGCCGCGACCATGTTTACCTGCTCGACAAAGAGCCGGTAAACATGGTGCGCCAACGCCTCGAAGCCCGCAACGCGCCCGATATTGTGTTTTTCGATTCCGTTCAGTTTATGCGGAAATTTTCCGAGGATGATTACGTCGACCTGCTAAACGACTTCGGAAACAAACTGTTCATTTTCACCAGCCATGCGGAAGGGAAAAAAGCCAAAGGCGCCGTGGCGGAAGCCATCCGCTACCGCTCATTTGTGAAAATTATGGTTGAAGGCTACCGGGCATTCTCAAAAAGTCGCTACGGTGGAAGCGGTTATTACGATGTATGGCCTGAAATGGCCGAAAAATACTGGGCAGAACGATTAAAATCATCAAAATAAAACAACATGAAAGCAACATTGTCAGACAAAAAAAAGCGCCTCATAAGGCAGTTTCACATTGTTTGCACGAAAAACGGCATTCGTGGGAGCAAAAAGGAAATGATGTACGAAAGCATGGGAATTGAAAGCAGTACTGAACTTACTGAGGCTCAACTGGATGAGGTCATCCGCAGCCTGGTCGCCGATGGTGATAAGTGGCGGAAAAGGGTGCTGGCTGCAATATTCAGTTGGTGCAAGGACATTAACCTGAACGACTACGACACCGAGCGGGTTATAAGTATCGCATGCAGAGCTGCCGGGTATAAATCATTTGAAAAAATACCCGTAAGCCGATTACGCGATGTGTATTACGAATTTGTGCGCAAAAGTCGCACAACTGCAACCGCCCGTGATTTCAAAGAAGCAATGGTAAATTATATGGAAACACGAAATTAATGGATAAAAAACACCAAAAAAGGCTTAGGTCACGACGCATCAACTTCCTTATGAGAGTGGCAGAAGTACAGGAAATTGTTTTCGAAAGCCAAAAAAGAGGAGCAACCCTTTCTTGGATTTACAGAAACAAAATAGAACATCAGTTTCACATATCCAAAAGTACGTTCGATAATTATCTCGGAATTCGCGCTAAGGCTGAATTAAAAAAAATAGAAGAAATTCATCAAAATCAATAAATTATGAAAAAGAATATTTATGTAATTATTTTGGCTTTAGCAATGTTTTCGCTTATCGCCTTTTTTATCATTGACTGGCACTTGTGCTGGTTATGTCGCTTGCAATCCTGTGATTATCAACACTCGCAACCTGGGCAATTTGGTTTTTGTTTTTCGAACCAGAGGCATTGTTCAATAGTGAATTACTGACAAGCCTTATCGCTAATTACGACCGTGATAAGCTGCGAGAACTTAACATTGTGTGCTACCACATTAATGTGACCAGGGCGCATATAAAAGGAACGCTCAACACTCCGGAAGCAAGTTCAGGCGACATTCAAGTTATGTAGTAAAAAAATAATGAAATGATGGTTTTGAAGATATTTTTCACGCCAAACGAAATACGGAAATTTTTCGAAGATAATGGGTATAAGGTTGAAATCCGCGAATTCGGGATGTTTTCTGCAACATACCACAACCGGTCGGAGTGGGTGGAAACAACT